AATAGTACATAAGGGAACGCCAGTACTGCAAACGACGGTTCGCCTTCAAATCCATTAGTCCAATAAGACAGACTGATTAACTTATCATAAAATAATGCAATACCTTCAGCTGAATTATCTTTATACTCTGCTGATGTTTGTAGTAAATTATAGAACCCACCGTACCATGTGTTTATAGCTACTGTAATCTGTACCTGTATCCATAACGAGGCAATCAATGCGGCACCACCACCATAAGCCCAAGCAGCCCACTTCTTACTTCCATAAAATGATCTAATCATGTAAACAAACCCTCCAAAGTAGCTCGTCGTTTGTGTCTGAATAAATCAAAGTCTAGATTATTACCAAAACACCATACATTTTCAACGTATATCTTATTCATAAACTCATTGAGCTCTTCTTTTGTCTCAAAGACATTCTTGCCTTGAGGTCTCTGCATAATTCTCATACCAAGTTGGCCAAGGAAATTTGGTCGTAGAAGATCAACCAATTCATCACCCGAGCGGTAACGAACTCCTTTGACTTTAGGATCCATAATGTTAACCATCAAGAATCCATTTTCACTTAATGCATTAAAACTATTTAGTGCCACCGGAAGATAGAACTCATCACGCCATTTATCATATTCATTAAACTTGGACCAAGATTGATCTTCTTCAAACTCACCACCTTCATTATATCGTTCTGTAGAAAAGTATGGTGGACTTGTAAATGCACAGTCAACATCCTTTATCATATCCCACGGTAAATCTTCTGCACCACACCTATGTATTTGTGTAGTCTTACCTGGTGCCATTTTACTATACTCCCTAATCATTTCAGAGTATATTTGAAACGTATTTGGATTAGGATCACACCCAATATAGTGTGTTGCATCTGACGCAAAGAAACCAGCGAGTCTATCACCCCAACCCATAGAAGTATCAAGTATTGTCTTTGCATTAGTCATATTATAAATTGTCTTAGCTACAATAGGTTTGAACTGTGTTGCAATGTATGTACCTAAACGAAATGCAGACATATATACAGCAGGTGTCAGTTCTTCATTAGTATTGATACCTCTCCAGATTGCACCAATAGAACGCCATATCTCTTTTGCATCTCCTTCTTCCCATACTTGTGCAGGTGCTTTGAAACTGTATGAACCACACCGTAATCGGAGTTTATTCATAAAGTAATCACTACAAATATTGAATTTTGATGATGTATCTATAAGACCTAAACCCCAATCATCAAAATTATATTTGTAATCATCATACTTTTCAAACACCTCACGGCCTAACTGATCGACAGGTGTAACAAATTTTGTATAGTCTGCCTTCTTTAACTTCTGAAAGCTCTCTACCATATCTGCATATGTAATTTCTCTAAAAGGAAATGGTGGACGTTCACTGGCAATATAAACAGATAATGTTTCACGGAAGTCTTCCTTACCATACTTCTCAGTGCAATGCTTGAACTCACCTGTATTCAAAATAGGTAGACCATCAGCATTACTATGACGATCTAGATAACTATATAAGTATTCGTTGTATATCATCCAAACAACGCCTCTAATGTTCTCTGTGTTCCATAACTTCTATCAATTCGCCAGTCGATTGCATTTACAATAAACTCTAACGGATCGACAAATGATTTTTCAAACATTGTATCTAAGTCTATCATATTATGTAATTCAAACTCTTTAGGTAATACACCAAGAAATGCAATCACATTTGCTTGCAACTTATTAGGAGTCCTAAGTAATAGATACTTAATCTTTTCACCGTCCTGTATCCTAGGATATCTTTTTGTCAGTTTATGTTCTTCTAATAGATGATTATATATTAATGCACCTTTAATGTGCATAGGACATCGCTTTTTAAATATCTGACTTCTATCGCCCCACTTCTTTAAACCATTCACTGACCGAGGGAATGCAATTTCTTCTACCGGATACTTCATAAAATTTTTACGAAATGATTGTATAAATGTATTTAAAGATTGTTCATCACTATTCACTATACAAGTCAATGCCGATTTGATCATCTCTCTACACGGACCTGGTGTCGATGACTTGACTGCCTCGATACCCATGATCTTTAACTGAGGTTCTGCATATCTTACACCTTCACTGTCATGGACATTTAAAATATATCGTTTCTTGGCTGTCCATATACCTTTATCTGCAATGACTTCTCTTGTCATCTCCATCCTCTGTGCATAAGCCTTCACATACTCAGCCAACTCCTCAAAACACTCATTGATATATGGTTCTAATCTCTCTTTAGCTACTTTATCTAAAAAATCAACAGGTTTTTTTGGATCAACTTTAGAAACTAATTCATCAAACCTGACATATATTGAATCTGTATCTGATGCTACGACAAAATCTATATCTTCTGTCTGCAAAACCTTATTAAGGTACTCATTAACCTTATTCTCAATCCATCTAATACTTAACTGACCTGATGTTGTAACAGCCGTTGCTAACTTCTCATCATAATAACGGAAGTATTGATTACCAATGGCACCATATGCACTATTCAATGCAATCTTTCTTGCCATCTGTATGTTATTATATTTTGAAATATCGTTCAGATATTTTTTATCTTTTGTGTTCTGATATCGTTGTCTAGCTTCTAATGCATATTTCTTAAACTTCACACGGTCACCATACATCTTGTCCATCAACTCTGGAAGAAACCCACTGATATCTTTTCTAAAACAAGCAGAGTTTGGAGTCACTGTCAACTTATCACCCAACACACTTGTATCAACATCTTCGGCCAATAATTTATTAACATCTATCGCATTAGGAAATCTCTCACTTATCATTGTCTCTGGTGATATGTTATACTGCATGATTAAATGTGGATACAAACTGTTCAAATCAAATGACATAATCCAATTGTGTTGTCCTGTCTGTGGATCTTTTACATAAGCGCCTTCATACTTTGAGCCTTTAATGCTTGTATCTCTTTGTGGCACTACAATGTTCTTACTACGGAGATAGTTATAGATTGTCACATCCCACATACGGACCTGAGAAAACACATCTATGTAATTTACTTTTGCTTCGTATGCCATAGTCAGACACAACTCAAGCAACTTCATCTTATCTTCTAATGCATCTACTAACTCTACATCTTTGATATTATATTCTACAAATGATTGATAGTCATTTGTGTACCATTCTTTAAATGTGTCATATGGATTTTTATCTTTCTTGACACCCAACTCTACACCGGCAATATAATCTAAAGCAAACGACTCTTGGTTCTTGTATGTAAACTTCTTATACAAGTCCATGTAATCCATATTAGCGACACCCCAAATATTATACTTGATCTGTTCTCTGCCATATGTTGTAACTCTTTCTTCCGATACTACATCCCACGGAGACATATTGTTTCGCATCTTATCACCAAATATTTTTGTGATACGATTTGCGAGATACGGAACATCAAAGAATGTTGTATTCCATCCTGTGATAACATCTGGTTGTACTGACACCATGAACCCAACAAACTGTTCAAGCATTTCACGTTCATCAATACAATGAAAATACTCTACATCTTCACGATCATTCTTATAATCATAGATACCCCATACAATAATCTTTTTAGTTCTATGATTCTTTACTGTGATGGCTAGGACTTCTTCATCAGCTGATTCGGGTTGAGGAAAACCATTCTCACTTGCAACTTCAATATCTATGGTGAGAATAAGAATCTTGTCTATATTCCAATCGACATAACCTTCATAGTGATCTGCTAACCAAACATATGGATATCTCTCCATTCCATAGACTAAACCTGGCTGATCTTTATATTGCGCTAAAAACTCTCGAGCCTCAGTAATAGAACCTAATTCCATAGACTCTACTGGAGTTCCTTTGAGAGTTTTAAATTTTGTTTTTTTCTTTGTCGGAAAATAAAAGGTGGGTTTATACTTTACTTCATGTCGAACACGCTTACCGTCCTCTATCGCACGGACGAGAAGTGTGTTACCTTTTTGAATTATGTTTGTATAAAAATTTTCAGACATCTACTAATTATAACACAGGCTACTCGTTAAGTAAAGCCTTTGAATCTATTTTTACAGGAGGTACAACAATACCTGATCCAAATGCCTGTCTATAATTATTTACTACGTCATCAGCAGGTTCGATAATGAATACTACCCAATCTCTAGGTATTTCTACCGTTTTGCCTTTGTTAAATGGTACCCAAGGACCAAACCCCATCTGTACATTACCACCTCTAGGATCACCCATGGGTCCAATTTGTGCTGGGTTTTCTAATGTTATTGTATCTTCATTTTCATCTATATCTGCAACAACATCTTCACCCGACTTCAGCCGTAATAGCTTTATTGACATATTCTTTTTCTCCTTCACTCCAACTCATAGTATACCATCGTATACCTTCTTTCCTTAGAAACTTTTGTATCTCTTCCTTCTTTTCTAACGGAACGTATATTGTTTCATACTTTTTATTTTCATATATTGCTAGTAACATCAATCAATATTTTTCTTTGACCCTATATTATATTTTGTTTCCAATATCCAATCTTCTTTCTCTCTAAAGGATAAAACTTTTATCTGTGATAGTGGTGCCTTAGGTTCATTCTCTCCAATTATATTTACGAGTCCCCAATCATCTAATAGGCCTGCAATTGTATTTCTTCTTTCAATATCATTTATAGAAATATTAGTTGGCTTACCATCAAGTGCAAACAACTCTTTAAAATGCACTATGTAATAT